TATATCTGTATTACCACTATCTTCTACAATCTCATCTGCTCTAGATGAACCAGTTGACTTAAGTTTTTCTCCAGAAGAAAAGTTACCAACAACTGATGTTAATTGTAATGTTGTACTACTTGCAGATTTAACAAATCCATATGCACCAGTATTTACACCTGTAACTTTATCACCTTCTACTAATTCACCTGAATCAGCAGCTGCTGACATAGTGATAGTTGTAAACATACGAAGATCAAAAAGATAAATCTTAAATTGTGTGTCTGTTGTAGATGATGATGCAAGTAAGTGCGTTGATGTTCCAGTATTACCAGAATGATGTTCTACTGCTCTTGCACGAGCAACACCAATTTGTCCTGTGCCTGGTATTCCTGCTCCTTGAGATGTTTTTTGAACATCAAATAACGAAATCTCGTTGTAAGGAGTTATTTGTCCAGATATATGTGGTGCAACTTCAGGAACATTATTCATGTTTGTTGCAAGAACAAAATTACCAACTTCAACAGGTGTTACTGATGCATTGTGTGATTCTACTTCTCTAGGTTTAGCAATATCAATAAATGTAGGGCCGACTGTTTCAATTTCGTAACCACGAACATATGCTTTACCAGGCGATAATTCTACTGTTAGAAAATCATCTGATGCAGTATTGTTACTATCAGTTGTTGCACCTGTAGCATAAACACCATCATTTAATCCGTCATTTAATGTTTCTCTAATTCTAACACCAAATTCTTTTACTGTGTAATCACCAGATTCATCAAATGTTCTTCTTGCAAGAGTTTCACCAAGAACAGAATATTCTGTATTTCTTACTTTCTCTTGTAATACACCATTACTGATTCTCATTAATTCAACAAAGTTTTCATCAGCAGTTGAATCTAAAGCAAGTTTTGCTAAAGTTAAAGTCATCTTTAATCTATGAGCACCCTTTGCATTTTCATTTGTAGAACCAGATGCATTATCTAATAATGAACTATCTTCCTCTGGTGTTTCTAAAGTTTCTGTAATTGATAAACCAACTCTATAAGATGGAGTGTTTGTGTACTTATCTAAAATAAGTCTTTGTTCTGCAACTCTAACAAAATTACCACGAACAAAATAAACACCCTCTTGAATATTTGCAGATGAACCAGTTGCAGTAGCACCTGATGCTTGTAGAACTGCACTATCAATACCAGAACCAAATGAACTAATAGTACCATTTGCCGATATGTTTTCTCCGTCTGCAAATACTGTTGTGACATTATCACTACCAGTTGAAACATATTTTACATATAAAGTAATTGGGTCGTCTGTTGTAGCAGCAACTGCTTGAATAACTTCTGCCTTTACACCAGATGAAGTACCAGTAATAATTTTACCGACATACTGACTAATGTATCCTGATATATCATTTGAAGAAAATTGTGATTGTAATTTTACAGCATAATAATCATCTGTAAAACCAATAGCGCCAGGTATTACTAAACTACCTTCTTTGAAAATATGACGGCCATGTCTTTCTACTTGATTCTGTAATATACTTTGGAGTTGTGTTAACTCTCTTGCTTGAACAGAAAAGCCTGGTCTAAATAAAACTCTATGAAAATCTTTACTTTCTGTAAAGTCATCATAGTATGGGGATACATTTAAGTTTGTCTTTTGCATTTTTTAAAATTCCACTATTACTTTAATATCTTCGGTTTGGTCAGAAGCTCTTGATATTGGTCTACGATTTTCAACATATAAAATCTTACCACTATCAGGTTCTAATTCTGGATTAGCATATCCAGAACTAAAAGTTATTGATGAACCGCCTGCAAGTGTTACTGATTCAGATGAAGTTGCAGATGGTGTTCCTGTTGCACCAGAATCTGCACCAGTAATTACATTTGCACCACTAAATGCAGTTTGATTACCTGTACTATCAATACCATAATTTGCATATCTTTCTTGTGTATAGTAAATGATATTATTTGTTGAATCAAATTCAACAACTCTACCAACTGCACCAGTTGTTGTTTGTGTTATCTTTTCGTCTGCATCATAAGCTGCACTAGGTGCTGATGCAAGTTTTACTGCATAAGTTTGTCTTGCAGTAGTTCCTGATGCAACTGTTGTTGTTCCAAAATTGAATGGGTCTTTAACAATACCAAGATGTCTAAATTCATTTTCTGTAGTAATGTCATCACCTTCTGCTTGTTCTAATTTAATATTCATCATAACATAGTGACCACCTAATTCTCTAACGGCATCTTTACCATGACCGCCTGGAGGTGAGATAACAGGATCAACTACACCACTTGTTCCAGAACCAATACTTGTTGAACTTGTTAATCCACTATCACTATAAACATCAGTTAAATCTACTGTACCAAATGTATAACCTGAACCAGCTGCAAAAACTTCTGTTGCAGTACCACCAGCACCAAAAGATGCAATTGAACCACCAGTTACAACTATCTTAACAATACCACTTGAACCATCACCATCAATCGGTGAATAGTATGTTCCGTCTGTATAACCAGAACCACCTGTTACTCGTACGACATCTACTGAACCATCTACGGCAGCTGCTGAAACAGTAGAATCTGTTGATACATGAAGAAAGTCTGTTGTTAAAAACTTGTCAATCTCTGATGCAGTTAAACTGTACATATATTGTAAGTAGTAACCACCAAGAAAGAAAGGTGTTGCAGAAGTAGAAGTTGGTTCTACACCTGAATATGCAGTACCACCATTGTTATCTAAAACTTTGTAAATTCTATATTCTGAAGTTACAAAATAGAATGTAGAATCATAAAGATTAGTTGCACCTGATGTTGCAGTATTTGATGCACTAATGTCGTGTTCGTACATATCAAAAGTAGTTGCATTTGCCCAGTTTCTTCTAGTGATTGTAAATGAAACATCTGAAGCTGCAATTGCATTTGCACCAGTCATTGCATCCCAATAGTAGTAATCATTTGTCACTTTATCTGCTGGTGTTGGTGGTGAAGTATCTGAACCACCTGAAGTACCAGAAGTGAAAGGTGTTGCTTTACCTATAAACAAATAATACTTTGAAGGTGATGCTTCAGAGAACGATTCATGAAACTGTTCTGCATTATGTTGTCTAAAATTTTCAGTTATAATAGCTGCCATTTTTATTTTCCATTTAATTTAAATTGTTTCAACTTATTTATCAAGAAACAATATCGTTGTTTTTATCTCTTATCTAAAACTTCTTGTGGCACATTAGGCCATGTAACATTGTTAATTTGTATTATTCCATCTACAAGGGAAAGAGATGGATTTGAAATTGTAGTAGGTAAATCTCTTAATGCCTGTCGATATGTTCTAACTGATTCTGGCATTGCAGGGCCGTCTACTGCTATTGTTGCAAAAATATCTGTTTCTTCTAACAATGCATTTCTTTTACCTCTGATATATTCATTTACATCTATTGTTGCCATTCTTTCTTCAGTCATTGTAAATAAATCATTTTCTGCATCTTCTTCTTCTTGAGAATCAAATCCTCCAGTATATATTTTTTTAACAGTCCATGTATTTGTTTCATCACTCCAAATTGCCTGATGTGTTGAAGATTCAAATGATGGCGGTGCTGAATCTACTGAATTTGCAGGTTGTAAATATGTTCCAGGCTCTAATGGAGATTCTTGTTTTTCGATTCTACTTCCATCTAATTTGCTATAAGTATATTGTGGCATAATTAATAGTTCCTCTTTTTAAAATTTAATACAATACAATGCAACTTTATTTCTTGGTCTTATTTCAGTTCCAGCCCCATAACCTTGTGTTATATAATGCCAAGTGAATGATTCTGCTCCTAAACCTTTTTGATGTGTGTAATTATGATTACCATAATCTTGAGGATGTGTTCCCCATGTTGCACCAGATTCATTAAAATACATTACTCTACCAAGAGATGCTGATGGCATAGTGTATCCACCAGAAGTTTGTGCTTGTTCAATTCTTACAGCTCTTTCTCTAGTTGATTCACTTTCAGTTGCACCGACAGCTCGTGTTCCAGATTTACCTCTAATAAAATCATCTTGTAAATTTGGTATATTAAAAGTAGAAGAACCATTACCTGTACCCCAAGTGGTGCTGATTGCACTAAACAAATCTGCATAGGTTGTTCGACTTATTGCAGAACCATCACAAACAAGAAAACCTGTTGGTGCAGATGTTCCACCAAATGGTACAATAGTACCAATAGATACACCAGAACCGTTAGGTATTGCACTCGTACTAATTGTTGCACTATTGTTCATCAACTCTGCGATTAATTTTGAATTACTTGGCATTTTTCTTTATCCTATATTATGTTATGCACCTTGATTAGGCATATCAATTGAAATTACATTCCAACTTGAACCATTATAAATTAACATTGCATTATCACCAACATTTTCCCAAATAAGTGAAATTGGAACATTGGCAGAACTTAAATTACCACCTGATTGTGTCATTGTTACATTACCACCATCAACAGTCATGATAATAATTTTTCTTTGGCCAACAAATCTACCAGTACCCATTGTTATTGTCATTGCACCAGAAGTTGAATCTAAAAGAGTAACTTCTGTATCAACATCTACTGCACCAGCAGATGTAATAGTTTCTGATGAAGCACCTTGTAATGTTGAAGTTTTGTTTGGTAATGTTACTGTTAAATTACCACTAAAAACTGAATGTGCAGGTGCTTCTACTGCAACATAGTGTGCGTTTGAACTTTCACAATATAATCTTATTTGTGATTGAATACCATCATTTTTTAAATCTATAATACCAGATGATAAAGTTATTCTATCATTACCACCAAATTTAATATCAATCTGGTCATCTGTATCAGCAGTTATACTTGTATCAGCATCTGCATCTAAAATTAATTCTGTACCATTCATATCAAATGAAGTGGCTGCAACTCCAGATGTTATTGTGGGTGATGTTAAAGTTTTATTTGTAAGTGTTTGTGAAGCAGTATTTAATGTTACTGTATCAGATGATAATGTTGTACCATCACCAAGTAATGTATAAACCTCTGAAAAGTTAGCATTGACTTTTTGAGCACCAGCTCTTAAATTATCACCAGTACCATCATTTGCTGTTGTTCCTACACCAATATCTTGTTTTGCCATTATTTGATATCCTTTTTAACTTAATATTATTTATAATAGTTTTTAAACTTCATCAAAAGTTTCTATTGTAGAATCGTATCCTTCTGTAGTTGCATCAAAAGTAAATGTACCACTCGTAGATGTTATTATAATTTCAGATGCAGGTGGAACATTTATCTTTGTCTTAATTGCATTAGCAGGTAT